GAATGCTATGGTGGGGCAGAATTATAATTAAAAATTAGTGCTAAATAACTAATATTCTTGTATTATATAAAGATAAATGCCTATAGAACGGGTTAGTCAAGGTTTTAAAGACCTTAGTATGACATTTCAGGCAAATCCCCTGAACTCTGATCTCATTGGTCTTAAAAATGAGAACGCTATTGCTCGTTCTATACGTAATATTGTGTTTACATTACCTGGAGAGAAGTTTTTTAACGAAAACTTTGGATCACAGATCAGTGGAATACTCTTTGAGAATGTAGATAATCTTACTGCATCAATTATTGTTGATGAAATTACGAATTCTATTGAAAATTATGAACCTAGAGTGAATCTACTTAATGTAGAGGCATTTCCAAACTTTGATAATAATGCGTTTGATGTAATTATTACTTATGAAATCATAGGAGCAGACGTTCCACCGCAAGAATTACAATTCGCCTTGTTGCCGACTAGATAAAATGCCATTAGTCAACTTTTCTAATCTGGACTTTGACCAGATTAAGACAACTCTTAAGGATTACCTTAAGTCAAACTCCAATTTTACGGACTATGACTTTGAAGGATCTAACCTTTCGTCTATTATTGACGTTCTGGCATATAATACTTACATCACTTCGTACAATGCCAACATGGTTACGAACGAAGTATTCATTGATAGTGCAACTTTAAGGGAAAGTGTAGTATCATTAGCAAGAAATATAGGATATGTACCTAGATCAAGGAAAGCAGCGACAGCAAATATCAATTTTTTCGTAGATTGTTCAAGTATAATACCAACTCCTGCAACTTTAACACTTAAAAAAGGACCAGTTGCGGCATCTCAAGGAACTTTTGGTAATCAATCGTTTATTTTTTCAATTTTAAGCGATATTACAGTTCCTGTCAATGATGGAATTGCATTTTTTGACGATATTCCTATTTCAGAAGGCACATTTTTAACTTCTAACTTCACTTTTAGTGCAAGAAACCCAAATCAGAAATTTAATTTACCAAATAGTGGTATTGATACTGATTTAATTGAAGTTTCTGTCAAAGGAAATCAACAATCGACCACTTCTACCAAATATACGACTCAAGATAGTCTTTTAGATGTAAAATCTAACTCAAAAGTTTATTTTTTACAGGAAATTGAAAATGAAAGGTATGAAATCTTCTTCGGAGATGGTATTTTTGGTCAAAAGTTAGAAGAAGGCAATTATATTACAGCAAATTATATTACATCCAGTGGAGATAGTGCAAATGGTGTAAATCAATTCCAATTTTCTGGTAAATTGACTTACACACGTAATTCTATTGAATATACAGTCACTTCTGGCATCTCTTTACTCACTACAAGCGTTTCTGCTCAAGGTGGAGAGGTAATTGAGACAGTAGATTCAATTAAAAAGTTTGCACCACGCATTTATGCATCTCAAAACCGTGCTTTAACTGCAAATGACTATGAAACATTAATTCCATCTAAGATTTATCCTGAAACAGAGTCAATTTCTGTTTTTGGAGGTGAAGAATTAGTTCCTCCTCAGTATGGTAAGGTCTTTATTAGTATAAAACCAAGAAATGGTGATTTTCTTCCTAATTTAATTAAAGAAAACATCAAAATGAAGTTGAAAAAGTATGCAGTTGCTGGAATTGTTCCAGAAGTGCTTGATTTGAAGTATTTGTATATTGAAGTTAACTCAAAAATCTATTATAACAGTAATTTAGCACCAAGTGCTGATTTTGTTTCTACTTTAGTACAAGAAAATACTACAAAGTACTCAGAATCAACTGAATTAAATAGATATGGAGCAAGATTCAAATATAGTAAGTTTCTTACTGTAATTGATGAAAGTTCTGAGGCAATAACCTCTAATATTACAACTGTTTTAATGAGAAGAGATTTAAGAGTCTCTTTAAACTCATTTGCAGAGTATCAGATTGGATTTGGTAATGAGTTCTATATTAAAAGCATGAATGGATATAATATTAAATCTTCTGCATTTAGAATAAGTGATATTACCGATAACGTTTATCTATCAGATATTCCAGACACAAATAGAGAAACTGGATCATTATTCCTGTTTACTGTGCCTGTAGAGAGTTCTACAAGTCCAACTATTGTACGAAGGAATATTGGTAGCATAAATTATAAAAAGGGTATTATAACAATCAATCCTATTAATATTGTAAGTGGAAAATTAAAAGATGGGCAATCAATTATTGAATTGTCTGCTTGTCCTAAATCTAATGATGTCATTGGATTACAGGATTTATATTTGCAACTAGATATTAGTAAGAGTACATTCGATACTGTTGTTGATGAAATCGCATCTGGACTTGATCCAGCAGCATCTAATTATGTTGTAACATCCAGCTACCATAACGGGAACCTAGTAAGATCATAAAATGTCAGAAAAAAGAATTCAATTTAATAACATAGTTCAAAATCAACTACCTGCATATACGCAGGGTGAATTTCCTTTAGTTTCTGAATTTTTAAAGTCTTATTATCAAGGACAGGAATACCAAGGTGGTCCTATTGATTTAATTGAAAATATTGATGATTATGTAAAAGTTGGGAACATTACCAACCTTACAGACAATGTTGGATTAAGAACTGACATTACGCTTAATGATGAAACCATTGAAGTTGATATGGTTAATTATCCCACAGGAACTGAGGGATTTCCTAAGAATTATGGATTGCTTAAAATTGATGATGAGATTATAACTTATACTGGAATTACAACCACTGCATTCACTGGTTGTGTCAGAGGTTTTTGTGGAATAACTTCATATAAAGCACCAACCAAGCCAGATGTACTAGTTTTCAATTCAAGCACCTCTACGGGGCATTTAGCGGGGTCTAAGGTACAAAATTTAAGTTCCTTGTTCCTCAAGGAGTTTTTACTCAAAACAAAACATCAGATATTACCTGGTTTAGAAAATAGAAATCTACATAAAGACCTAAATCAGAATCTTTTTATAAAACAATCAAAAGACTTTTACTTAAGTAAGGGTACAGATAGATCCTTTGAGATTTTATTTAAAGCACTCTATGATGAAGACGTTAAAGTTATAAAACCTGGTGATTTTCTTTTTACACCATCAAATGCTAATTTTAAAATTACAAATGATATTGTAGTTGAACCTGTTGATGGTGATCCTACTGCTTTAGAGAACTCTACATTATTCCAGGGTAAGTATGGAGATAATATTGAAAAAGCATATGCACCAGTCGGATCAGTAGAACCAATTAGAGTTGGTGCTGGTCAAACCTTCTATAAAATTAGTTTTGACACTGGTTATGATAGAGATATTAGAGTTAAGGGTGCAATCTATGGTGATTTTGTTGTTCATGATAAAACAAAGGTTATTGGAAGTGTATCTGTAGGTGCAACAACCTTTGATGTAGATTCTACAGTCGGATTCCCTAAATCAGGTGAATTAAAAGTTGTATTTACAGATGCGACTGATGGTATTGTTTCTTATACTTCTAGATCGGTTAATCAATTCTTTGGATGTAGTGGTATAACAGGAACTATTGCAGATGCTGCTAATATTGGAATTAATACTTATGCATACGGTTCTTCTAATTTAGATCCTGATGATCAGATTAGAGTTAATATAACTTCTGTTTTAAGTGAATTAAAATACTCTGAAAATACTCACAACTTCTCAGTTGATGAAACTGCAAGAATAAAAACACTTGGTGTTAGTGATAATTCATTTAAAGGTAAAAATTGGTTCTATAATATTGCCCCTACCTTTGAAATTAAGGAAATAGAACTGATTGATCCAAGTGATAGCACATATCAAGTAGTTTTCCAGAATGAGCACTCCTATAAAATTGGCGATTCTATTACTTTAATAGACAATGCTGGTAATGAAAGACCATCATCTGTAATACTTAATATTGATGATTCTACAACAATCACAATAAAGGGACAAGGTGTAATTGATTTAACTTCAAAATATACTGCTAAAAGGAATATTTTAAAAGCAGTTTCTAATACTTTCCCTAGTTCTAACATATATTCTACAAATGTCCAGAACGTATACAAGTATAATGACGATTACTTAGTTGCTTCTTCATCAATACCAACATACAATTCTCAACCTCTTAATGTTTTCAATCAAAGCATTACTTTTTCAGGACTTTATAGTGGTAGCGAGTTTGAAATTGTAACAAGTGGCGATCATGGTTTTTATACAGGTGATTCTGTTTATTATTCTCCTCAAAGAGTAACTGAAGAGTTTTATGATGCTGCTAATAGATTGGCAACTAGAGAAGTTATTAAAACTTCCTTGTTTATTTCTGATCTTGGTATTATTGGCGAAAATGAGAAAGCTAAGAATGAAGGACTCTATTTTGTAAAAAGAGTAAATCAATTAAAGGTTAAACTTGCAAAAAGTAGAAATGACCTTGAAAATTCTAAGTTTATAGTTGTTGATTCTCCTTTAAATGTAACTGATAATAAATTAGAACCATATGATTTCCATGCAAAAACATTAAAATCACAAAATATCTTTAGAGAAGTTAAAACACCACAGAATGATGGTTCTATTAATAAAACTACTCCAGGATTTACTGGTGTTCTAATAAATGGAGTTGAGATTTTAAATTATAAGTCAAAAGATACTTTGCATTATGGATCACTTAATAATATAGAGGTTATTTCTGGTGGTGTTGGATATGATGTAATAAATCCACCAAACTTAGAAATTAAAGATAATGTTGGTACAGGTGCAACAGGATCTATTTCAGTTTCTGGTTCTGTTAATGAAATTAGAGTAATTGATCCTGGTTTTGATTATGTTGAAAAACCATCTGTAAGTATTAGTGGTGGTAATGGTAAAGGAGCTGTTGCTTCAGTTAGCACTAAATTAATATCACATTTAGTTTCATTTAATTCACAATCAGCAGTTTCTGTTAGTCTTGGTACAGGATATAATGTTGGATTTAGTACATATCATAAATTTAGAAATGCTGAAGCAATAACTTACAGAACAGCAGGACAAAAATCAGTTGGTGGTATTAGTACTGATACAACTTATTTTGCTTCTGTAATAAACCCAACCACAGTTAGATTACATCTATTACAAAGAGATGCAATTGCAGGTATTAATACTATTCAGTTATCATCCTTTGGTGTTGGAAATCAAAACTTTGAATGTGTTGCTAAAAAGTCTGTAGTTGAAAGTGTTAATATACTATCAAGTGGAACAGGATATTCAAATAATAAAACAACAACTGATGTTTCTGGTATTAATACAGCATCAAATAATATTCATATTGCAAATCATGGATATAATTCTGGTGAAGTTGTAAAATATTCTACAACAGGTACATTAGTAGGTGGATTATCTAATAATACTGAATATTATGTAACTAAAATTGATAGTAATAATTTTAAATTATCATCTGTAGGAACTAATGTTGGAGAAAAGGATTTCTTCTATAACACTAAACAGTATGTTGATTTAACCTCTGTTGGATTAGGAACACATAATTTTAATTATCCAGATATTTCTGTTTCTATATCAGGTAAAATAGGAATTAGTACTATTGGATTTGATGGAGATACTAATACAGTATTTGGTGCTAAAATACAACCAGTAGTTAGGGGAGATATTAAAGCAATTAATTTATCAGATAAAGGTGGAAATTATGGAAGTTCTGATATTATTAATTTTAATAGAGAACCTGATATTATTTTAAGTGCTGGTAAAAATGCACAATTAGATCCAATAGTTAATAATGGTCAAATTGTAGAGGTATTAGTTCAAAATACAGGTAGTGGTTATAATTCACCTCCTGATATTGATATTACTGGTTCTGGTGTTGGTGCAGTTCTTACACCAATTTTAGAAGATGGTAAAATTGTTTCGGTTAATGTAATTGAAGGTGGTATTGGATATATTGGAGCATCTACTAAATTAAATGTTATATTATCAGGAAGAGGATCTAAATTTAGATCTATAATTAATTCTTGGAAAATTAATTTATTTGAAAGACATTTTGACACCTTTGAAGGTGATGATGGATTTATAGCACATGAGTTTACTCCTGATATGGGATTACAGTACTCTCATTTATATGCACCTAGAAAACTTAGGGAATCTGTATTCTGTAGAGATCAAAGTGGTAGAATATTATATGGAAAACCAGATTTACAAAAAGTTAATGGTATAGAAGTTCCATCTATAGACCACTCTCCTATAATTGGATGGGCATATGATGGAAATCCAATTTATGGACCTTTTGGTTATATTACCAAGCAAGGTGGATCAGTAGCACAATTAAAGTCTGGATATAGTTTAGAATTATTACCTAATAGACCTCCTGTTTCTGAATACCCTCTAGGATTCTTTGTAGAGGATTACAAATATACTAAAGTCAATGATGATGTAGTTCTTGATGAAAATAATGGAAGATTCTGTGTAACTCCAGAGTTTCCAGAAGGAACTTATGCTTATTTCACTACTGTAGATAATGGAGCAGCAGATTCTGCAGGTGTCTTTAACAAATATAAGAGACCAGTATTCCCATATTTAATTGGTGATGGTTATCAGTCTATTCCCAATTCATTTAACTTTGATATTAATTCAAATCAAAATTCTTATGATTTAGAAGGAACAAATTGGTCTAGAAATACACAACCATATAATTTAATTGAAACTAAGGAAGTAAGATATAAGTATGCGTATATTCCTGATGATTTATCTCAAACAATTGATGTAAAAGCAATTGCACCTGGACAAGTTGAAAAACTAGGTATTCAAACTAGTGGTGAATTATATCAGGTTGGTGATACTGTAGTATTTGATAATTTAGAATCTACTGAGAAGTATGTTAGTGGATTTGGTGCAAATGTTGTAGTATCTGATATTTTAGGAAAACAAGTTACTCAAGTTAGTGGTGGTGTAAGTGCAATAAGTGGTGTTGAAATATATCCTGCAGAAAATAATATTAAAGGTAATTGGGATATTATATCTGATGGTCCTCATAATTTTAATAATAGAGATTTAATTGTTATTTCAGGTTTATCAACAACATCATCACAATTAGAAGGTTCATACAACGCTGGTATTGGAACAGATAGTTTTGCGTTGGCTGGTATTGGAACTACCACTCTTGCTGTACGAAATACTGCTACAACTGGTTTAGTTACTTTCTTTAATATCTCAGGAGATTTAAATCAGATTAAATCAAATGATATTCTTGGTGTAGGTACAGAAAGAATTAAAGTATTAAACGTAGAACCTGGATTTGGTAGAATCAGAGCTTTAAGAAATGTAGATGGTACTGTAGGCACATTACATACTGTTACTTCTATTGTTTCTAAAGTTCCCCGTGTTTTAACAATTGATGCAGGTATAAAAACCACATTTAATGCTAAGAGAAATAAAGAAATATATTTTAATCCAATAGAAACTGTTGCTCAAGGAGTTGGTATCGGAAGCACACTTTTCGTTACTAAACCTGGTATTGGAGTAACTAGTTTCTTTATACCAACTAAATCTATTTTCTTAAAAAATCATGGATTAGAAACTGGAGATGAATTAACATATTCTAATAATGGAGGAACAGCATTAAAATATGACACTGGTTCTACCACTTTTGATTTAGTTAATAATCAAACAGTATTTGCAGCAAAAATAACAAATGATTTAATTGGAATTGGAACTGTTCGTGTTGGATTGGGTAGTACAGGTACATTTGTTGGAATGGAAACGACTGCTAGTACTGTAGCATTTGCTGGAATAGGAACAGGTGTATATCACAGTTTTAAAACTAATTACAAACCAATAACAGGAACTATTACTAGAAATCAAATAACAGTTTCTACTGGAAGTTCTCATGGATTGATAACAAATGATTTTGTAGATATTGGTGTAAATCCATCAGTAGGATCTACATTTACTGTTGCATATAATGATTATAATAGACGACTTGTAATTAATTCAGTAGATGTTTTAGCTGCTAATATTAATGTTACAGATAATTCAATTAAAATAGAAAATCATGGATATTCTACAGGACAAAAAGTAATTTGTACTGCAAGTACACCACCATCAGGAATTACTAATAACGGTATCTATTATGTTGTTGTATTAGATTTAGATAATGTTAAATTATCTAATAGTCATTATGATTCTACATTATTAAAACCTGTAATTGTAGATATTCAAAATCAATCTAATTTAACAATTAATCCAATTAATCCTGCAGTAGATGTATATAAAGATTCTTTGGTTGAGTTTGATCTTAGTGATAGTACATTAGGATATGTTAATCAAGGAACATCTTATCCTGCATTTGAATTTAATTTCTATAAAGATCAAAACTTCACTCAATTATTTGATAAAACTGAAAGTAGTAAGGTTTTTGAAGTTAATCAGACTGGTGTTATTGGTGTTTCTGCTGATGCTAAAGTTACCCTAAGAGTTAATGATACAATACCTAGTATTCTATACTATAGACTTGATCCTATTTTTGAGACAGATTTACCTATTGCAAAAGAACAAACAATAGTTGATTTTGAAAATATCGGTAGTAATGAAGTTCAAGTTAAAGGAAGTTTATATAATGGAAAACAGCAAATAGTTGTTGGAGTTGGTTCAACAAGTACATTTACATATACCGTTGCAAAATTCCCAGAAAGAGTATCATATTCATCAGCAAGTTCTGTTTTAGAATATACAACAAGTTCAAAGAGTGCTTATGGTTCTATTGAAAAGTTTGAAGTAAAAGATGGTGGAAGAAACTACTTCACTTTACCAGGTATTTCTACAATTACTACAAGTCTTGGTAGAAATGCTATTGTCAGTGTTGCTAGTACTAGTATAGGTGTAATTAAAAAGACAAAGATACAAAATATTGGATTTAACTTCCCATCAGATCCTACATTAAGACCAAGTGTTGGATTACCTCAAATTATAGATATGAAATCTTTGGCATCCTTAAAATCAGTAGGGATTGCTTCTGTTGGAAAAGGATATGCTACAGCACCAAAACTTTTAGTTTTTGATGGAGAAACTGGAGTACAAGTTAAAGATATTGATTTAAAGTATACTCTTGGTGAATCACAAGTTAAGATACTAAAAAATACAAAAGGAATTAGTAAAGTAACACCAAGTATTATTCCTGTAGAGAACTCAAATGGAGTTGGTATTAGTACAGTAGGATTTAATACTGTCACAAAGGATGTTACATTAACACTATCAGTTGGATTTAGTACTGCTAATTCATTCCCATTTACAATCGGGGATAAAATATTAATTGAAAATATAAGTGTTGGTGTTGGAACAACTGCAAGAGGATATAATTCTGCTGAGTATGGATATAAATTATTTACTGTTAATGGTTTAGATCCTAATTTAGGTGGTATTGGAACCGTTGGTTATAGTATTGCAGATGATTTAATTGGAGCAGAATATCCTGGTTCGTTTAGTCCTAATAATTCTGCTGCTGCTAGAATAATCCCTGAAAAGTATTTCCCTGCATTCAGTGTTGAATTAACTAATAATAATTTCTTTATTGGAGAAACTGTAAAATCTGGGTTAGCAGAAGGATTAGTTGAAACTTGGGATCGTAATAATGAAGTATTAGTTATATCATCAAAGGATGTATTTAAAGTAGATGATGTTATTGAAGGTCAATCCTCATTAACTAAAGGTGTTGCAACCAAGGTTTCTGAATATGATGCAACTCTTAAAACAGGTCCATTCTCTAAAGTAGAAAATGGATGGGAAACTGAGTCTGGATTCTTTAATGAAAATCAACAGAGAGTTCAAGATAATGATTACTATCAAAATTTCTCATATTCATTGAAATCAAAAGTTTCATATGATAATTGGAATGATGTAGTAAGTAGTTTAAATCATACTTTAGGATATAAGAAGTTCTCTGATTATCAATTAGAGTCAAGTATGGGTAATTCTATGGTTGTTGGAATAACAACTGATGTTACTTATACTGATGTTGTAAATGATATAGTTGGTGAAGTAGATTTAAATTGTGTAACTGATTTTGATTTAGTTAAAGAAAACTCCTTAACTATCCCTTCAGGTACTCTATCTGATGAGATTATATTTTCTAGTAGAATATTAACTGATTATGAAGAGTCATTTGGAAATAGAGTTCTCTCTATAGATGATATGAGTGGATCATTTAATAGTAATCCTAGATCAACTCCATTCTCTGTAGTAGAAAGATTTAATTTATCAGAGCACAGAGCACAAAAATATATTACTTATGTTAAGGATAAGAGATTCTATTCTGAAAGACAATTAATGATTGTTGATTTAATACATGATGGTTCTTTTGGATATATTCAACAATATGGAAGAATAGAAAGTGTTTATGATATGGGTTCATTTGATTTCTCTATATTGGGTTCTGAGGGACAATTATTATTCTATCCAAATAAATCAAAAGTAAATGATTATGATATTGTAGCATTATCATATAATCTTGATGATAATATTTTAGGTGTTGGAACAACATCAATAGGAACCACTTTAATTGATTCTCATAGTGTAAGTGTTCCTAAAGCAAGTGCATCTACTACAATTGTTTCTATAGCAAATACATATCAATCTGCAAAAATTATTTTAGAAGTAACGGCAGATAGTGAAAATGTTGGAAATTATGATGAGTTTGAGTTTGAAGAACTCAACATGGTTCATGATGGTACTAATGTTGAACTTCTTGATTATGCTGAGATGACCACTACATTGAATAATGCAAATGTTGCTGGTTTTGGAACTTACTCTGCTGCTATCAATGGATCTAAAGTTGAAATAGACTTCCACCCTAATACTGGAATTGGAACCACTGCGGTTGTAAACGCTCTTGTGATTGCCAATTCTAATCAGTCTACTACATCACAATCATCTATTGATTTAAAACATGCAAGATTAGAAAGTAGATCTACTAATATTGCTGCTTCTGGTTCTCCGACTGCTCATGTTGTTGGTTCCTATCCAGATGCTTATGATGCTGCATACTTTACTTTACAAGTATCGGATACAACTAATAGTGAATATGGAATAGCAGAATTAGTAGTTATAGATGATTATGATGAACTTGATGGAACTGGAGAAACATTCACAACTAATGAATATGCTGTAGTTACTTCTACAGGTGGATTAAGTATAACTGGTCTTGGAACATTCCATACAGGAATCTCTACAGATAATGGTGTTAATAGTGGTGGTGCTGTGGGAATGGCAGCAACAACTCAGTTAATCTTTACACCATTACCTAATGTTGCTACTAACGTAAAGGTATTCATGAATGCCTTAAGACATCAAGATGATGCTAAAGATTCAATTGAGTTTAACAATTCATCTATACAAGTAGCTTTCTCTGGATATACAGGAACAGATAGAGATATTAAGAGATCATTCAATCTAACTCATCAACAAAGTCCTATTTTTGAAAAGAGTTTTGATGGATCAAGTGTTGGTATTGTAAGTGTTGCTTCTAATACTATTGAATTACCAAACCACTTCTTTGTTAGTGGAGAAAAGATTAAGTATGTTCATGCTGGAGCAGGAACTACTCAAGCAGTATCTATAGCATCTACAGATGGATTTGTTGGTGTTGGTACAACTAACAAATTACCTTCTGATTTGTTTGTTATTAAAATTGATGATAACAAAATTAAGATAGCAGATACAGCACAAAAGGCATTACTATCAGTTCCAGAAAGTGTTGATTTAACTAGTGTTGGTATTGGAACATCTCATAGATTTGTTTCAACTAATGCAAATGCAAAGGCTCTTCTTTGCTTAGATAATATTATTCAATCACCTGTTGTTGCAACTGCAATAACATCAAGTCTTTCTGATCAAGTATTTACTACTGATGATTTAATAAACCTTACAGGAATTACATCATTCTTTGGTGGTGATTTAATAAGGGTTGGTAGTGAAATAATGAAGATTGAAGGTATTGGTATTGGAGACACCAATCGTATAAGAGTTCGTAGAGAATGGTTAGGAACATCTTTAGCAGGACATTCTACATCTTCTTTAGTTACTAAGGTTAATGGTAATTATAATATTGTTGAGAATGTTTTGAACTTTGTCGAAGCACCTTTTGGAAATCTTCCTCTAAGCACTTCAACTAATCCACCAGATAGTAGAGATTGGACTGGAATTTCAACAAGTTCCAGTTTCCAAGGAAGATCATTTATGCGTTCTGGTATTCAGAATACTTCTAACGATACTTACTACAAAAATTATATCTTCGATGATATCTCTGAACAATTTAACGGAATTAAAGATGACTTTATTCTAAAAACTGGAGGTGCAAATGTTACTGGTATAGAAGATGAAAATGCAGTTGTTTTAGTTAATGATGTATTCCAAAGTCCAAATCTTAATTATTCATTAGGTCAAGCATCTGGAATAACAACAATTACATTTACAGGAACAGCATCTTCTACAACTGATGCTAATGTATCAACTCTTCCTATGGGTGGTGTTATTCTTTCTGTAGGATCCACAGAAGGTACAGGATATCAACCATTAGTCGCTGCTGGTGGAACTGCAGTTGTATCTGCTGGAGGAACTATTAGTTCTGTCAGTATCGGAAACAGTGGTTCTGGATATCGTTCAGGTGTTCAAACTGTTAATGTATCTGTTCAGGAAGAGAACGTTGTTGACACTACAATAACAAAAATAGGAACAGCATCAATTTCTGGTGGACATATAACTGGTATTGCTGTTACTAACTGGACATCTTTCTACAAACCAAGAGATATTCAGAATGTAACTTATAACAATACAACAGGTATAACAACAATTACAACTGCTACACCTCATGGTTTAGCAACAGGTGATGATATCAATATCTCAGGTATTGCATTTACTTGTACTTATTCAAGTGCAGATGAAAGAGATATACAGACATTAACTTATAATAATGTTAATGGAACAATGACAGTTACCACTGCAACTCCACACGGGTTGTCGGTAGGTAAGGATGTAATCCTAACTGGAATTGCAATGACATGTGGTTTAGATGCAGGTATCGGAACTCATTACTATCCTAGAAATAGAGATCGGGTTTATGATACTGCTATTCCTATCACAGAAACTACAGCAACTACAATTAGTGTTAATGTAACTGCTGCTAAGGGATTGGATCAATATACACATCAATTCGTAAGTGCATCTACAAATGCAGTTATTACTGGTGGTAATTATGGTCATGCGTTTGTAGGGGCAAACCCAAGTGCAGTTAGTGTGACTGGATGGACAACATCGTTTACTCCAACTGGTTCAGTATATAATCCAACAACAGGTGATTTAGAACTCACTATTGCTAATCATGGATTAAGTAATTCTAACACTATTAGTGTTTCTGAAGGTGGACTTACATTTACTTGTGATATGGATGCTCATAGCACTTATCACCCATATCCTCGTAGCACTGATCCTATTGCAGGTATCGCTACTGCTGTTAATGTAATTAATGCTAACACTATTACAATTAATGTTGGTACTTCACCATTAGTTAACTTTAATGTTAGTGCTGCTTCTTATAATGCAAGCACAGGTAAGTTAGACCTTACGATTGGATCTCATAGTCTAGCAACAGGAACTAGTATCAAACTTGCAAAAGAATCATTAGTATTTAAGTGCTCAAAAGACAATTATGCAAGTGAGCATAAGTATCCAAGGTCAGGTGATCCTTCATATAATGGAGTAAAAGTTATTGGTGTTAATAGTCCAACTAAGTTTGATGTAAATGTTGGTGTATCGACTGTACCTACATTCTACAAGTCTGGTGGTAAAGTTCAGGGAGTTATTATAGCACCTAGAGCAAAAAATAATTCTCCTAGCGGAACAGATGTTGCTGCTAATGGAACTACTGTATTGAATATTATTGACAATAGTACATTTACTATTAATAGTGGAGTCTCTACTACACCACACTTCTATGCAAGGGGTGGAACAGTAGAAAAACCATTAGATGTAATAATTGACGATCCACTTTCTTATACAAATATACCTTTAGTTTATAGTTCTGATTCTGTCAGTGGATTTGGATCTGATGCAACAGTTGATATTGTTGTTGGTCAAGGTGCAAGTGTAACAGACTTTAGTATTCAGAATACTGGATATGGATATGGAGTTGGTGAAATATTAACCGTTGAGGTTGGTGGAGCAACTGGAATACCTACAACAGGTACTTATAGAGAGTTCCAGTTAACAATAGATGATATCTTTAGTGATGAATTTAATGCTTGGTCTGTAGGTATATTGGAAGCATTAGATAGTCCACAAGAACTATTTGATGGAGAAACAGTTGGATTCCAATTAAAGAGATCATCTGAGATTATTTCTATTAGATCTGCTGCAGGATCTAAAATAAACGTAGAAGATGTTATTCTCATATTCTTAAATGATATCCTTCAGATTCCTGGTAAGGCATATACATTTGCAGGTGGTAGTATTATAACATTTACAGAAGCACCTAAGAGTGGTGATACATGTAAGATTATATTCTATAAGGGTAGTGGTGCAGTTGATGTTAAGTCAAGAAGTATTATAGAAACTGTGAAGAAAGGTGATGATTTAACTATTGATTATGATCCATCAATTGGTCAAAAACCATATCAACAGGAAGATGAAAGATCTGTTCTCAGAGTTGATTCTACTGATATTGTTACCACTAATCCATACTTTGGTCCTGGTAATACTTCAGATGTAACATTAATGAGACCTGTTACATGGTGTAGACAAACTGAAGATAAAATTATTAATGATGTTGGAATTGGTAAGGACAGGGAATTATATGAACCAAATATTAACCCTGTTGCATATATTACAAAATCTGTTGGTGTAGGATCGACTGCGATTTATGTTGATAGTGTT